GCACTTTTTTATTTACTGATGTTAGAGGCTTTACATCTTTGTCTGAAAAATTAGAACCAGAAGAGGTAACAAAAATTATGAACAAAGTTCTTACCATACAGGCAAATGCCGTTAAAGAGTATGATGGTATGGTCGATAAGTATATTGGAGACGCTATGATGGCTATATTTAATGCACCTATTAACGTTCCTGATCACGAAACAGCGGCTGTGCTTTGTGCAAAAGAAATACAAGATAAAGTAAAACTTGCAAATTTGGGAGTTGAAATTGGTGTAGGTATAAATACTGGATATGCGGTAATAGGTAATATGGGTAGTGATACAAGATTTGATTATTCTGCAATTGGAGATGCAGTTAACTTAGCCGCTAGACTAGAAAGCTCAACCAAGGAAGTTGGAGAAGATATTGTAATAGGTTATGATACTATTAGTGCAAGTAACTTTAGTGATCAAATTATGCTCAAAGAACTTGATAGTATTTTTGTAAAAGGTAAAGAAAAACCCATTAAAATATATACGTTACAAGATGGCTGATAAAAAAATAACAGTAAATGATGTTGCAGAAAGACTTACTAAGCTGGAAACCATATCGCATGAACGTTGGAAAACTGCTTTTAATGAGTTTTCTGACATCAAACAAGAAATAACTTATATAAACTCAACTATCAAAGCCGCAACTTTTGGGGTGTTTGGTTTTATTGGTGCTATTGGTATAGCGGTCTTAACGAGGTTTTTAATATGAAAGCTATAATTAAAAATATTGTAGGTGCAGTTGCACCAACTATAGGTTCAGCTATGGGTGGCCCATTAGGAAGTATGGCCATGAATAAGATAGCTGATGTTTTGGGCGTATCAAATGATCCTAAATCTATTCAACAAGCAATACAAAACGCCACACCAGAGCAAATGCTTGAACTTAAAAAAGCAGAGCAAGAGTTTGAAGTACAAATGGAAGAGTTGGGCGTTAAAGTTTTTGAATTAGAAACCCAAGACAAACAACACGCCAGAGGTATGTTTAGTAAAGATTGGACTGCTAGAATTATTGGATTATTTACTATTGGTGGATTTCTAGGTTATATATTTTTAGTCACCTTACAACCACCAGAACAAAACTCTGAAGCATTAATCAATCTAGTGCTTGGCTATCTTGGTGGTTTAGCTAGTGCAATCATATCTTTTTATTTTGGTGCTTCACATACGCCTGACGATAAATGACAAGTCCAGATGCTTTTGTTTATAAAGTAACTTTAGAAAAAGTTATTGATGGCGATACTGTGCGTTTAAAAACTATTGATCTTGGTTTCTCTGTCCAATTACATAATAAATCTGTTCGTATTGCAGGTATAGATACGCCAGAATCACGGATTAACACTAAAAGACAACCACATAGAACTAAAGAAAAAGAACTTGGTTTGTTAGCAAAATCAAAACTTAAAGAATGGTTGGTTGGAGATATTACATTGAAATCCTACGGAACTGATAAATATGGTAGAGTATTAGGAGATATATTTTGCGAACAAGGAAATGTTGCTGAATTACTTAAAGAATGTAATCTTGCCGTTGACTATGACGGCGGGACAAAAACAAAAGTCTGGGGGGAGTAATATGAATATATCACAAGAGGGCTTGTCACTAATTAAAAAGTTTGAGGGCTGTAAACTAGAATCTTATAAATGTGCTGCTGGTGTTTGGACTATTGGGTTTGGTTCAACTAGCGGTGTAGTAAAAGGTATGGAAATATCACAAGAAAGAGCAGATATGTTGTTACTTGAAGATGTAGAAGTTTTTGAAGAAGCTGTAAATAATTTAGTAGAAGTAGATTTAGAGCAAAATCAATTTGATGCTCTTGTTGCATGGACATTCAATCTTGGATCTACAAATTTAAAAAACTCAACACTACTAAAAGTTTTAAATGATAAAAACTATGAGGGTGTACCAGAACAAATAAAACGCTGGAACAAAGCAACTGTGGATGGTGAAAGACAAGTATTAGAGGGTTTAGTCAGAAGAAGAGAAGCAGAATCACTATTGTTTACAGGCGAAGATTGGAGTAAAGTGTAGCTATGAGTATAGGAATGTTACCACCAAACATAGAAGATATTAATTTACCACCTGTAAATTTACCCCCTGTTGTCACACCAACAGTAGATCCAAACTTTGCAAGCGGTTTTAATTATGCTAGATCAATAGCTGGTGGATTGCCTATGGAACAAGTTATTGCACCTGGAGTAAGTTTTTCACCAGAACAACCTGGCGGTTTTACACAAGCACAATTAAACGATCCTGTATCTATGACAACACCAGTTAGTCCCCCAGATGATGCAGCTTTTTTACCTGGTGGATCTGCTGTAAATCCACCTAACTATGGAAACTTACCACCAAATATTATAGGTGGTGGTATGGGTGATAATATTAGAATATTACAAGATGAGTTGCGTTTTCCTCCGCCAAGAGACATTTTAGGCGGCTTTAATTTTGTTCCACAAATAGATTTAGATGCATTAAGACAAGGATTGCGTGACGAAATAAAACCTTTAATACCACCACAAGAGCAGCCAGATTTGTCAAAATTTATTAGAAGAGACGAAATTGACAGTTTATTAGAAAAAGGTCCTACTGGCGGTAGATTTTCGATAGAGCGTCAAGATATTCCTGAAATACCGGATGTTTCAAAATTTGTTACACAAGAGGACATTGAACAAGCAATACAAAATATTGACATACCAACCATGCCAATGATGCCTGATCTAACACCTTTTGACCAAAGAATAGCAAGTCTTGAACAAGGTCTGTTGAATTTACAGCAAATACCAGATGGCGGTAGATTTTCAATAGAGCGTCAAGATCCTATAGGCTTGTTTTTATGAGCATAACCCACGAAGAAGCTGTAAAAGCAGCACAAGCTGAAGCAATATTAAGTTCTGATGTTTTCAAAGAAGCATTAGAAAATTTAAAAAATGAATATACAAATATTTGGTTAAACACCAGAGATATTAAAGACACACAAATCAGAGAAGATTTACACAGATCATTACTATTGTTACCTGAAGTAGAACGACATCTACGAATTATGGTAGAAAAAGGTAAACTTACAAAAACACACATCAACAAAATTAGAAATATAGGATAAATATTCCCTTTTTGTAGAATATTGGTTTAAAATATTCATAAATACAGTAAAGGAGTATTTATATGGCAACAACGGAAAAACCGACTGCACTTAAAACAGAAGGCGAAACAACTACCGCTATGTTTGAAAGTTTTTTAACCCCCGAAGAGGATAAGGAAGAGGAGCAAGTAAACGAAGAAGTTGAGGTGGTGGAAACACCTACCGAAGATGTCCCTGAAATAGAGGAAACAGAAACAGAAGATCTTGAAGAAGATGTAGAAGTTGAAGAAGAACCTATAGAAGAGGACGAAAATTTAGATGAAGAACAAACAAATATTGATGAGGAAATCGAGCAACCTCAGATGTTTACAGTTAATGTAAACGGAATAGAACAGCAGGTCACGCAAGAAGAACTTATCAATGGCTATTCTCGTCAGCAAGATTATACGCGCAAAACACAAGAACTCTCCCAACAGCGAAAAACTGTAGAAGAGCAAGCCAAAGAAGTAGCGCAAAGGGATGCGATTTATTCGCAGTTGTTACCGAAGATGGAAGCCCAATTAAAGGGCGAAATGGCAAACGAGCCAGACTGGGACACACTTTATAAAGATGATCCTGTTGGTTATGTTCGCGAAAAGCAACTTTGGGATGAAAAAAAAGAAAAATTGAACGCAGTAAGTGCTGAACAGGAAAGAATCAAACAAGAGGAAATCCAAAAACAGCAACAACTTATAAAACAACAAGTTGAATACGGCAATCAAAGACTCATGGAACTTATCCCAGAATGGCAAAACCCAGAGGTTGCTGCCAAAGAAAAAGCTGCTATCAGCGAGTATGCTATTAAAGTGTTGGAATATACACCGCAAGAAATACAACAGGTTTATGATTATCGTGCTTTACTTGGTTTGAGAAATGCTTGGCTTAACTCTAAAACAGTTGCAGCCACAAAGAAAAAACCAACACAAAAAGCACCAGCAAGAAAGGTGGCACGGCCTGGTACGACAAACCGACCAAAAACGGCAACTCCTGTGACTAAAGCAAAACAAAGGTTGGCTAAGTCTGGAAAAATTACAGATGCGGCTAAAGTATTTGAAAAAATATTATAATTTTTAAGGAGTAAAAAAATGGCAAAAGTAACTAACGCTTTTGATA